TTTTTTTTTTTTTTTTGTATTACGTATACAAAATAACGGGATAAAACTTTGAATCTAAATCTGTAAAATAGTTCATCGATCATAGTTAGAGCTACCTTCACGTTCGTAATCACTTTCTTCAAGTTCATTACCACGTTCTTTCAGTACACATACCCACCCGCAATGGGCAGAACCTAGGGCCGTCACCGACCTTTTCAAGAGGGGATATGTGTCTGAATCCAGTAGTTACTAATTCGTGATCGACTAATCTGCGATCTAGGCAAAGACATCGATATTATTGATGAGAGGAAATAAACAAAACACTTCCCAGTGGATGCTTAACTCTGTTACACAGCTATACAGCGGCCTGTAACGCACGCACATTTTTAAAGGTGTGGGTGCGAGACAGGCCACTCTCGTAGTCTGTGCCCGTATGACTAAGTGTAGTACTGCTCAATAGCGTACTCCTCATACTCATCGTACGTCTTAAAACTTAGAGTTTCCTCCGTAGACGCACGGAATGCTTTCTCGATCATGGACGAATACTTAGTAAAAACGTCCCGAGGGTGTTGTGCCAATTCGGAAATGGCTGTTTCACAGTTGGCTTTGCAATCTCCAACTGCATCTGGACCATTGCGGACCCAGTTGCAGGTTTCGAGAACAACCGAAAGGTCAAGAGGAGCATATACCCGTTCACCGTCCTCCCGGAAGTGCCGCTTTAAGTAAGCGACCTCTCCGATAAGACGATGATCGGCCATATCATCTCCCGACTTCAGCTCGTCAGTGTAAATCATGCCAATTTCTTTATAGGCTTCTGTGATCGTGTTCTGGTTGAACCAAACAGAAACAAGGTCCGTAAAGTTGACAACATTGTCATCACCATACGACACCATGTTCACCTGGGAATTAAAATCTAAACTAACACTTTGCCCGGCTCGCTTTCTACAAATATCATAGACGATTCGCATCGACACTGAGTTGTAAAACGAGTTAAGCGCAGTGGTAATAGGATTACCAGACGGTTGTGAGTGATTCATCATGTAGAACATCCCATCACAGAGATGCATCGAATTGATAACTTCAAGGAAAAGAGTTTGCCTAATGAGAGCATTCTCTTCGCCATCGTCGTACCAATCATTGATAACATTCACGAACTCCCACATAATGCAAGAGTTCAATGTGCCATCGAAAGTGGAAAAATCCCCAGCAATGACTTTCTTGCCTTTACGTTGCAAGTAATCACGAGTGGCTTTCCAATCTCCAGAGTACACATTTGTTCCAAGGGATTGTTCATTGTTGATTCTGTTCTCCATGATATGGGCAAGGAACCCAAGGAAATACTGCCTAAAGGCAATTGTATAATCCATAGGTCCATTACCAAAAACACGGGTCTTTTCATCAATAACTTTTTGGTGAGGTCGGCGTTCATCCTTCAGAGTGTCAGTCCAGATGCAAGCAGTGCGAATGCCCTGTCTCGCATTATCAATCCGTGATTGCACGGAAAACTTCACAACGTCATCAAACACGTACTCCCCATCTCCCAGCCATGCCGTCTTACCCTTTGAACCTCCAGGTCTATAAAGGACCCAGGGGAACCCAGGGGAAGATGAACGGTTGATAGATGACAAGTATTCAGACTCTTCACTAAGACCTTGCACCGCCT